GTTGAGGGTCTGCCCAGCCTGGAGCGTATATTGTCGCGCCAAGGTGGACGGATCGACAACGAAGCTCACGCCGAACGTCGCGCCCCCATTCATCTGCACTTCGGCGCTGTTGAACAGGCCGTCATGATACCAATCCAGCCACCCGCCGAACGACAAGCCGGCAAAGTTGCAGATGCGCACAGAGCTAGAGCCAGAGAACGTCTCAAGCCGCGCCGTGTTTGCCGTTACCGTGATCCCGGTGTTGGTGAAATTGAAGATCGCCTGACCGGTGCCGCTATTGGACGACGACAGCAGGCGGCTAGCCCCCGGCGTGAGCACGCGCGTCGCCGTTCCGGCCGAAGCAAAGTGCGTGGCCTGCATGTCGAAGTTGTTGGTGACTAACGTCCCGGCGTTGAGCGTGAACACACCCTCCGTCAGGAAGTGTGAGCCCAGCGACACAGTGCCGCCCGGCGACTGGATCGTGACCGAGCCGAGGAAGCCGCCGGTCAGAACTGTCTGCCCGCCTACGGCAGAGATAGCCGGAAGATGAAGATTCAGGTTCATCGTCCCGGTCTGCACGGCAATCGTTCCGATGAAATTGCCAACCGGGACCACCGCGCCCGTACCCGTCGGCACGTCGATGCTGCCATACATCGAATAGGCGCCGGTCACTGCCAGGTTTGGCGTGTTTGTGACCGCAGACCAGTCCTGTGCGCCGATACGAGGCACGTTGACGGTGAAGGTCTGCCCGGTGCCGCTGAACGAATTGGCGTCGGCGACCGCAATGTCTTGCGGCAACGGCATCGTGGCGCCGGTCGCGCCACCTGGCGACGCCGACCATACCGTCACATCCGAATAGGTCTTGCCGCCAGCGTTCACCAGATAGCGCGTGACCGCAGGCGTAAACGTGATGTTGGAGTTGCCGCCAGCATTGCCCACTGAGCTTCCAGCCCAGACACCCGCGCCAGCTCCGGTGATATTGTAGATATCGACATTCGCGATGGTTACATCCGCAGCCGTCAAAGTCCGCTGCGTACCGATTGCCGATGATCCCAATAGGAGACGATCTGTCTGGCTTGGCCCAGCCGCAAAAAACGTGCCCGTGATCGTGAAGTTACCGACGATCATGGTGCCGTTCTTGGAGACAGACAGATTGCCGAAGGTGGCGTTCTGGTTGCCGCTGGTCACGGCACCCGACCCGGTCACATTGACCGTCGCGTAAGTTGTCGCGCCGAAGTTGACCGTGCGCGCACCGTTGCCGGAAATATTGATGGTCGAGCCGGTGACCGTGAAGGTCAACCCGGTGACAGTCGTCCAGGTCCAGCACGAGCCGATGCCGGTAACGTTGACCGTCGCATTCGTCAGGTTGACCGTGCGGGTTGCCGTGCCGGTCCCGCTCCAGGAGCCCGTTGTAATCGTGCGGCTGGTCGCGTTCATGGTTCCGGCGAACGCGCCTGACGTGATCGCCGTGACCGAGATGTTGGTGTCAACAGTGATCGTGCCGGTCCCGGAATTCCCGTCCAGGGTGACGCTCGAGGAAACGTCTGGCGGCGGCTGGCCGCCAGCACCGCCACTGGTCAGGCTCCAGATTGCCGGGTCTGACCAATTCCTCGATCCCGTGCCAACAGCAAACAGGTTGCGCGCTGGGGGCGCAGGAGCCGCAGATGCTCCGCGACGCTGATCAAGCATCGAGATTGCCAACCCCAGACCTAGCATGGCTTAGACGCCGTTCCCCGGCGTGAAGTAGACCGTTGCCGTCGCCGCCGCAGTGATCGCTGCAACATGCGTTGAGCCCGAGATGGAAAATCCACAGGTCTCGCCTGGACCAACCGGGATGCCCGTTGCAACGGCCGCCGTGACTGCCGAGTCACCGAAGTTGATGAACACAGCGTTGGTCGTGTCTAGGTTCTTGACGCGGACCTGAAACGTGCCGCTGTTGATGGCAAGCGCCACTCTGGCCGAGCTGGTGGTGGCCGGAATATTGACCGTCCCCGCGGATTTCGGGGTGAACAGTGCAATCATGGATGTCTCCTAGATGCGCTCGCGGCGCTGCGGTTCTTCGCTGCGAAGCCGCGCAAGATCGTTGAATGTCGGTAGCTCGAAGCCCGGCGGTGGCACAGAGCCGACCACCAGAGCGCGATCAGGCCGCTTGGGCACCTCGGGCACCATTTCCTTGTACGCCATGGCCAAATAGCGAAACGCATCAGCCGAGTGCGACGCCCAATCGTGCCGCGGCTCGTTCTTGAACGTCCTCAGCTTCTCGTCGTAATCGGCCTTGTACTGGCGCAACGACTCCAGCCCGACCGAGCAAAGATGCTTGTCAAACCAGCAGTGCTGCATCAGCAACCGCCCGGCGTTGATCCCGTCCATGACACCATGGTCAGGAACCAGCCTTGGCTTGCGCTTCAGCGTGATGAGCGTTTCAACCCGCGTGCGCCCCGTGCCAAGCTCCTTGACCTTGGCGTCGTGCGGTACCCAGTCCTCGCCCCACTTGTACGGCAGTCGGCCCAATCCCTCGACTAGCTCAGGGATCGTCTCGTCGTGCTTGCCCTCGATATGGTCGATGATGCGGACTTCACCCGCATTGATCTGGAACATCCAGATCGCCATGTTGGCGCCCTTGCCGAGGTCCCAAGCTGTGTGAACCGGCAGCGCAGGCTCGTAGGGCACATCCTTGATACGGCCCTCACGCTCGGCCTGAGCGATCTCCTTGCCGTAGTAGGCGCCGAGGATCGCCGCCTCGAACGAGCATTCAAACTCCTGTTCGTACTGCTCGGGCGTCATGCTCTGTCGAGCGTCAGCCAATTCCTCAGGCGGCAACAAACCCGTCTCAGACGCCCGCAATATCAGCGGGAACCAATCACGATTGTCCTGCGCTAATTGCCAGAGCAGAAAGAACTCGTTGCGCCCTTTCGGCGTGCCAATGAACGTTGCCCAGCCCTTGCGATCAGCAAGCATGGGCCGGATGATTTCACCCCAGACTGAGGGCCGCATGTCGGCGTATTCGTCTAGAACAACGCCATCCAGATAGATACCGCGCAACCGATCAGGATTGTCCGCGCCGTACAGCCGGAGCCGCGCCCCGTTCGGCAAATCAACCCGCAGCTCGCTCTCGTTGATCTCCCCGCCAAGTGGCCGGGCATAATGCTTCAGGTAAAGCCACGCAACGTCCTTGGCTTGGTTGTAGAGCGGCGCCACGTAGGCAAACCGCCCCTCCCGCTTGTCGCACTCAAGAGCCGATCTCAGGAGCTTCTGAACGCACGCCACGGTCTTCCCGGCGCGACGGTGCGCAACACAGATAGACCAGCGCTTATCGGATGTCAGAAGCCCCTTGAACTGGCGCCGAGCCCGTATCTCAACGTCAATCAAAGCTCAGCGTGACCTTGTGCTTGACTGGGCCGCCCTCAGCGCCTGTCACAGCTACGCTGGTTAGGTCAGGCAGGCACTTTTTGAGCAATCCAAGGGCGGCAGACACTTGAGTGCCACTCATTTCCCTTTTTCCCTCAGCGTGCTGGATTAACGCGCTGAGAATTTGACTCTTTTGGATTTTACTCCGGTGCGCGTCTGACATCCGGAATCCCGGCTGCCGGCCTCTTGTTGACATTGGTCGTCAGGGCTTCTGATCGCCCCGCTCCCTATTTGGTTTCGGACTCGTAAGCTTCCCGCTCGATCGCATCGACAACGCCCGGCACCTTCTCGCCACGTTCCCAACGGCGATAGTCTGCCGCCGTCACGCCTAGCTGCTTGGCCCGGCGCTCGCCCTCTTCTGTTGGCTCGTCGCCAGGTGGCATGTTGGAGAGCTGGCCGATCTCAGCCATAAGGCCATCCGCCTCGCTCTCAACCTGCCTTGCAAAGCGCTCAGCGTGCTCAGCAGCTCCATCAATTTTTGCAATGGCGTTGGCCGTTGTTTCGGTTGCCTGGATGACTCGCATCTTGGCAGCGCTGACCCGGTCTCGAATCGAAGCGGCCAGAAAGTCTGCGCCCGTGATGCTCATTCGAATATCCGTGTTTGTCTCTGCGACCGCGGCGACCAGTTCGTGGTAGACTTTTTGGGCCAGAAACGGTCCCAGACCGAACGGCGCGCTACGTGCTCTTGAGCCTTGCGAGGGGTGATTTCCTTCGCTGGCGTTTTGTGTACTAAAGCCTTGTCCTGACTCGGCTTTGCACTGATTTCCTTCGAAGCGGGAATTCCCGTCACGCTCGCGCACCCCGCAAGCATCGCGGCAAGAGCAACAGCGAAGAGTTTGCGGACCATTACCGTGAGCGCTCGTTGACATTCAACACTGGTGATCTAACCGCCGAGGTCTGCAGGATTTAGGTCGAGAGCCTTCAGGAAGGCCACCTTCTCCTCGTCCATGCACTCAACATCGCCGAGCTTCTTGTCGATCTTGTCGAGGAGCTGCAAAACCTTACGCATCATCTCCTTGGTTTCGTTGTCCACAACTGGAAACGCCGAACTCTGAGGCATCCCAGAGACGCCACCACCGAGCCCCGGATGAAACGGATTGTAGCCAAAGCGATCCGGATATTGCCTCGTGTAGTAGTCGCTAACGGCAGAAACTGCGCACATTGGCTAATCCTTCACGCAGGGTCGAAGTCCGGAGCGGACCACTCGGACGGCGCGGTGTCGCTCCAGTACAGGTCCTCCGAATTGACTCCTTCAACCAAGGAGGCGATGCGATCCACCAAGCCCCGCGTAACCGGAACCGCGGTATAGTACATCGGCACAGGCGTCACCCCATCCGCGGCAACCCCGTAGAACCACTGCGGCTCAGTGGGCTGGACGATCCCAGGATCAACACCAACGGACAGCGGCTGCACCACGTTCTGCGGCGTGCCGTCGAGAGCCTTCAGGCGGGCATGCTTGGCGATGGTGGCGAAGTCAAAGACGGCGCAAGTCATGATAGGAAACCTCAGCTTGAGGAAGCTCATATGCGAGGATTTGTATCGGACAGCCAGCGCTCCCGATGTTCCGAGGCTCACGACGGAGCAAACAGGGGTGGGTTGCTCGTGGCCGGATGGGGAAAAGCGCGGCTGTCCGAAGGGTAAAACGCAAAACCCGGCGCGGATTTCTCCGGCCGGGCACAATTCGTCATGATCTATTTCCCAAGTGGATAGCCGATTTGCCCTGCCCTGTCAAGCCGAAGTGGATCGCCAGCTCGTTCAGCCCGAACAACGCATGCCCGAACTCCAGGAAGGTCAGATGCAAATCATCCTCGCACAGGCGCCGAATGGCCATCCTCACGGACACGCCATGGCGAGCGAGAACCACCAGCGCTTTCTGGTAGCGTTCGAGGTCTTTCAGGTGCCGGCGCCTCTCCAGTTCACCCGCCTCACTGTCCGGATCGACAGGCGTGCCCTTGGAGCGGTTAAAATCGCTCGGGCTATTCGTCCCCGCTCGCGAGCCGATCGCCGCGCTGTGGCGACTCGCCAGGTCCGCCCAGCGGCATCCCGCGTCGTACTGCTCGGAGGTCAACCGACCCGCAAGGTACAACCGCCCGATTTCGGCACCCCATCGAGCGTCTTGCATCCCGGCGAGCGCAGCGTCTCGCAATCGACGGATTGCGCCCGGCGCCGTCTCGACCTCTCGAACCAAATCGCCGGAGGTGTACCGCCGACCCTGCTTGCGCTTGCGTCCAACTGCCATGTGATGCCTGCCTGCCCCGTGTTTGATGCCAGTTAAGCCGCAAATATCTTCCGGTCCTCAGAGAGAACCCCGTGCTTGGTGAGGATTTCCGCCGGAACCTTGCAGCCCGGCTGTCCAGGTTCGGCGCCGTACCACCTCGTCGACCACCCCTGACCTCGCAACCAGCGAACAATCTGACCGTCCCAGTCCGGCACGAACTCTTCGGCAGCCGGTTCATCGAGATAATCCCGCCAGCGCTTGTCGCGTAGCCACTTCACGGCCTGCGGGATGTACTCCGTGTTGATTTTCGCAGCATCAACCGTGGCGCAGCGCGTGGCGCCAGCGATGATCTCCGCCGGGTCCGCACCAGATTTGACAGCGGCAGCGAAGAGCTTTTCAGCGGGAGCTTTTGGGTTTGCCCCCATCCGCCTTGGGTACGCCTTCCAGAATTCCTCGAAAGCTTCCTCACGGGGCGCGACAGCGCCAGATTCTTTCTTTTCTTCTCTAATCTCCTCTTTATCTTCTCTAGCGTTCCCGTGCGTTTCATTGCGTTTCATTGCGTTACGATGTTCGCGCACGCGTTCCGTCGAGTTATCTTCGCGCTTCGGCTGCCGCTTCTGCCAAGCCGACAAAACGCCTGACACGATTACGCTTTTCTCGTTCAGTGCGGCGATGATTGCGGCGACTTTTGCCTCATCGAATCCGGAGAACGTGGCGTAGGTTTCAACGTCGAAATCCTCTACGCTGCCCCTGCTCTCGTTTTGGCTTGCGTGGTCGAAGAGTGCCCAGACCACGGCAGACACCATGCCGGCGGGTACGTCAGCGCGCTTGGCAATCACAAGCCATTTATTGTCGGTTGGAGCGCCGTGCCATGAGCGAAACCAATCAAGGCTCATTCTTCCCCCTCCGGAACATTCGGCTCGCCGTCCTTTGTCCACTTCATCAGTTCCGAATAATCGCCGTGACCCGTACCCTGCAGGTCTCCGGTCTCCTCCCAACCCACAGCGATCCAGCGCGGAACGTCGTGGAGGCGCACAAAGTGAAACCAGGTGATCATCGGCCCACCTTGTGAACGCGGACCATGCAGCCCTCGACCGGCCCCCATGACCAGGAGCCGGCATCGGCTAGCTTGTCGTCAATGATGAGATTGACCGATTGTAGGAAGTCGAGAACGACCTTCCCGCGGTTGTCGCCGTCCCTAGCCTGCTTGCGCCGCTTCTCGTCCAGGATGATGTGATACGTGAAATGGCCTTCAACCGGCGTGCCGACCGTCTTGCGCTGCTGAATATAGGCAACATAAGCCTCGTCCTTCCAAGCCCGATACTGCGGGCTCAGATAGGTGTTGCCTTTCGCGTGCCGCCAGATTCGGTTAACCGAGACCGGAAACGGGAGTGAAAGAGTGACCATTGCCCCTATGCTCTATGATGTCAGTCGCAGCAACGAAATCGCTAGTCGACGCATACAAAGCCATAGCGATAATGAACGGGTTGATCCCTTGGTCACGCCACCAAGCGATCTCGTCGCCTCGCGCGTGTTGTTCGCGGTGATGCCTTCCACACAAGGGAACAGTCCAGCAGTCTGACGGCCTCTCTCCGCCGCCAGTCGGATACTTGCCCATAGCCAGCTCGCCAGAACGGATGTGGGCGGCTTCAGTCTCTATGTCGTTGTGACACACACAACATGGCAGCCCGCGAATGAACGCGAGATGCTTTTCGTCCCTTCTGCGCGGCCGGCGGAAGTTCACAGTCGCGCCTCCGTGCGCCTCGTCGCTTCATGCGACTGCCACTCGGAGAATTTCATGCGCAGATATTCGAGCTGCACCTTTAGAAGGTTGGCCTGCTTGCGCGCGGCAACCATCTTTTCGATGAAGTCCATCCACTCCGCCGACGCCTTCGTAATTGCCTCAGCCTTGGAGACAGCCAAGTCCGCATGCTGCTGCATCTTCTGCGACAGGTATGCGGACTTGGTGTCTTCAAGCAAAGAGGCGGCAGCATTGGCGTCGACCCATTTGCGGGCGACAATCCGATACTGCTCAGACCAAGGAAGGTTTGGGTTGGCGTTCATTTAGAACGGGATTTCGTCCGAAGGCATCGAAACGGGCTTGTAATCGTTGCCGGCGGGGCCGGATGAAATCTGGTCCTGGCGAGGCGGAGCGCGGTCCCTGGCAGTCGGCGCACGGCAGCGAATGGCTGGACCGATCTTCCCCTGAAAATCCGTCATGACGGAAAACAGGATGATCTCGTTGTCGTACCAGTGCTCGGTGTCGTCGCCGTAGGCGTCAACAATGGTGTTGCTGTTCGTCTTATTGAGGACGAGGCCCTTTTCCTTGCCCTTGAAGTACAGAACGAGCTTCATATCGTCGCCCATCTTCTCCTTCTCGACATTGGCCATGATGACCTTCACGTCGCGGTTCTGGAGGTCTGCTGCTTTCAGGTACTTGCTCGGGAATTCTTCGGAGATTTTCATTTCATTTGATCCTGATTGAGAGTGAGGGTTCTGAATTAGACAGTTCAAATCCCGGCACTGTCTGGCCGGCTTTCAACGCATCCTTGATCTTGGAGCGATCAAGAGTGCGGGAAACTTTGCAGTAGTCGTCCGGCAATGAAGCCGGGTCCGCCTCGCCAACTAGCTTTGGCTGGCCTTTGCGAATGGACAGCGTCGCTTCCGGCAGCTCCACCTTCGGAAGGCCCGATGCGTCCAACATCTTGAAGGCGAGGCCGCGCAGGCTATTGATGCGATGCTGAAAGCGCTCGGTGCGCTGCTGAAGAACAGTCAGCCGCCCTGATGTGCCATCTGCCAACGCCGTTGCGTCTTCGATCTGCCGCACAATGGCTGTAAGCAGCCTGTCAAGTTCGGTTTCGCTCTCGATTGCGAGCAACCAGCTTTCATCGTCCTCGACCAAATCGGGATGCTGCAGACGCAGGTTCTCGATCTGCTGTTTGACGATGCGGGGATCAAGCCTCATTTCACTCCCCTCAGATCGTCTATCATTCGCGACAGCCGATCCCGCGACAGCTCAAGGTCTGACGCCATCTCCTTGAGATAGTCCCGGCCCTGTGTGTGGTGCCGGTAGGAGTCCAGCCCCTTGATCGAAAGCATCAGCATCCGTGCATCGTGCGAAACGTCTTCCTCGACTTCGGTCATTTGCGCTCCCCTCCGAGTTGTTCAATCAGCATTTCAACGGATGCCTGCAACGAAGCGTCCGTCTCCAGCATCTTCGTTATCTTCCGATCGCCGTAGAGAACCGTCGTATGATCTCTCCCGAACCGCTGGCCGATCTCCGGAAACGACTGCGTCGTAAGCCGTCGCGCTATGTGAAAGGCGACCATTCGAGGGAACGCCACGACCGGGGACCGGCGCCGCCCAATCAGGTCGTTCAGAGAAAGCCCGTAATGCTGCGCCACGGCCCTCTGGATTGAGGCGATAAGCGGCCCGGTAGAATTAACGGGGGCGCCTTCAATCCTCTGCCTCTGCAGGGCAACCCACTCCTCGACCGTCGCGATGGCGTTGACGATCTCAACCGGAACGCTTGGATGAGCTTCGTGCAGTTCTTGAACAAGTGACATTACAAACTCCCTGCCCTGTGGTGCTTAGGCGAAGCCCCGGCATTTGCGCCGGGGTCTTGATCTTCAGGCCAACGCCTTACGAGCCAGCGCAGCTTCAACCATGCTCTGAGTTCGGAAAACACGGCCGGCAATCCCGCGCGGAAGCGATCGCGCAGCACGTTCAGCGGCAGACAATGGACGATGGTTACCGCCGCGATCAGGTAAGTGGCCGCCCGAGCCGCGAGGATGCAAACGCGCAGGTCTCAACTTGATTTTCAGCGCGCCGCCATTGGCCTCGATGGCCTTCAACAGCATCTTATAACCGGATGGACGATCGAACATCTCGGCTACATGATCCCGATGCTGGTAACAAACGCACTCTGCAGGCATTCCATTCTTGTCAAGCTTGGTGGTCACGTATGCCCTAGATTGCGTCCAGTCGATGAAAAGGGCGGGATGAGAAAAACGACCCTTAAGACGTTTCACACATACCGCTCCTGCACAGCGCTGCGCGTCGCCGTGGCCCTTCTGCGCCATAGCGATCCGCACGTCATCCGCGCTCAATTCAAGCTCGACCGGCTCTTTTGATTTGGCCCGGACGACCTTGACGTGGTGAACAATCGGACGCGGGCCGCCGAGGTCGAACCTCATAATGTGGCGCCGCGTCTTGGTAGTCTTCTTCGTCTTCTTAGCCATTTGCATTCCCCTTCATGCTGTTTGCGAGTTGCTGCCAAGCGACAGCGGTTTGAATTGCAGACGCGATTACTTCGTCGTCGATTGGACCGTCGTAACGGGCCAATAATCTTGCTTCATACGAGTAGAACAAGAACGCCTTCCTCAACTCACTCGGACTGTCTTCCGTCACCTCGGGAACGGTCCTCGTCGGCAGACGACGGACCTTGCCGTCCAGACCTGTGCGGGCCTCATCATCAACTGGCAACTTGTTGCCAGTTGCCCTTCTGGCTTTCTGGACCGTCGTATGGCTGGCGCCGATCTCTGCTGCGATGGCCCGGTCGGACATCTGCGGATTGGCAGCAATCGCCGCTGCAGCTCGCTGGCCGGCCGGCATGTATGGAGCACCGCAGTCGCAGGCCGCGTCCACTGTTGCTCCGCAGGCCGAGCAGCCAATTTCAAGCACTCGCTTACGAAAGGAAACCACTGTCATTGTGTGTCCTCGCTGTTAGTCCCTGGGCTCAATCTTGAGTGCCAAGCGCGCGAACCAGGTGCTCAAGCAGATCAATCTGCGAGCCATGAAAACCTTCATCCGTCGCACGCATTCCTCCGATGATTTTCTGGTAGTGAGCTGCAAGGGCAGTCTTCTCTGCCTTGTAGGCTCGTTCCCGTTCGAGGCGTTCTGCCTCGCGCTTGACGGCGACAATCGCCCGGTGACGAGGATCGTGAATCTCCCCTCGCCATATCGACCGCGCGGCCCGTTTGGATATGTTCGCAGCATTGGCCACCTTTTCGAGCCACCTCGGCTGCTCGCCGAACCCTGGCTTCCCCGCGATTGTGATCATTGCCTCACGCGCACACATTTGGTTCAACTCCGACCGCACTTGGATTCTCCTTCATGCTTTGATGCCTGCATGAAGACGGACGACGACTTTCCTTTCACGACGTTGGCGGCGGCAACCGCTCTCGTCACGAGACGACTAAAACCCCATTCCGATCAGCAGAGACGCAATGAACAGGCCACCGATGATGGCAGAGCCGACAACGAGGCACGCAATTGCGATAATCATTTCACTGATGCTGGCCATCATCCTTCACCTTTGGTGTGAGATACCGGATTAGAGAAGCGCGCCCGCCCCTGCGCGCTAGCGGCTGGTTGCTCTTTGCCCCGAAGAGCGCCAGCCGCTCTGCGTTCAAGCAGCGGTGAGAACAGCGCGGCGAAGATCGCTGCGATGATCACCCATCCGGTCAGAAGCGTGAGGAGAGTCATGCGCGCGCCTCCTGATTCTCAGAAAGCGCTATGCAGTTCAGGTCACGCGATGAAAGTTCCTGGTGGAGGAACTGCGGCGAAAAATGTTCAACGAGTTGTGCAGATTGTAAAGTTCCTTCTTTGCACGCCGGCCAAATCGGTTCTTGATGTGCGTCAGGGCATGCAGGGGAACAACAAGCATGGATGGGAATGGGAAGCCGGACTTCTTCGGAACGCCGGAGTACTTCATGAACCGCGTTTACGATTGCGAGGCCGCTGGTGGTGGAAACATGCGCGTCTACTGCTGCTCCGTGCGGGGCAAAGAAGTCATCCCGCTGTTTTCGGTCGTCATGCCGATTATCGAGATGATCGAGGCGGCGGCGATCGTGAAGCAGCGCGCCTCGGAGATTTGGAACGAGGGGCAGATGGTGGTGCCGATGATGGAGTTGAACTGAGGTCATTGGGCGACCCCAAGCTCAACGAAATCATCCGCGGTGCAGGCGCCGTCGGTAAATTCCCTGATCTTTTCGATTGTCTGCCAGTCTGGACGGACCTTGCGGCGACGTATGCGGCTCACGGTGGCACGGGAGCGCTTGATCGCCTCGGCAACCTCGTTATCGGAGAGGTTCTTTTTCGTCATGTAGTCTGACAGGTGCATCATGCGCACTGTTGTACATCGGGCGTACATTGCTCGTCAAGGGCTTTGTACACCCAGACGCATGTACAGCGATCTCTCGCACTTGCACCATATGTACATGGCCCAGAAACGAGTCACTCCGCGCTTTAAGCGCCGGCTTCGCCGCACATTCCTTCGACAGTGGCGGGAAAAACGCGAGATGACCCTGGAACAGCTTGCTGAGCGCGTGGGAGTGCGCTTGGGCGCCGGGTTCACTCATGCCAGCCTGAGCCGGATCGAGCGCGGCTTGCAGCCCTACAGCCAGCCAATATTGGAGGCGGTTGCCGACGAGCTGCAAATTGACGTGGCATCGCTGCTCATGCGCGACCCGTCAGACCCCGAGGCGATGTGGTCAATTTGGGATCAGGCCAAGCAAGGTGAACGCAAGATAATTGTTGATATTGCAAAAACGATAGTGAAAACAGGAACATAGGAACGAATGCAGCCAAGCTGGGTGACGTTGATGAAATTTCCGGCCATCGTTCGCAGCTTCCTAAAAGCGGCCCTCAAATGGGCGTTCATTATTGGGGCGGCGATCGTTGGAACGACCCTTCTGCAGGGCGTCGCCTTCGAAACCAGGATGATTGTGTTTCTGGTCGGCCTCGGCATGGCAATCGCCTATGTTGACGGCTCGCACAAGGACCGGATTTCGATGCTTGAGTATCGAATTGATGAGTTGGAGCAAAAACTCCTCGGCTATCGTCACCGATGACCCGCCCTCCCCGCCTGTTTACGGTCGGGCTCGCTGTGGTGTTTGTTTTGGCTATTTTGCAGGGGTTTTTTGGTGGGTGACATGCAAATCGGCATTCCATGCGCGAAGTGCCACAAGACAACGATGAAGATGCTCAGCGAGCTTGAAGTGAGCAACAGCGTGAGATGCCCCGTCTGTGGCGAGGTTACTGATCTCACCGACAATTTGTGGCGGGGCGCCCTCCGCGATGCTCGTAAGGCAGCCGACGAGTTCGACGCCAAATTTTGAGTATAAATCCTTAAGCTCTCGGAGGTCTGTCAAGGCCTGCCTCATATCGGGAATGACCCGGGTCGCCGGAGTCACCTCCCGGACCTCATTATCAAGAACCACGTAGGTGTTCCGAGCATCTGCCATACCAATCTCCTGATCTGATTTAGAAGTGCTAGCTATGCTGTGGCGGAGGGACCTCTGAATGGGTGACATGCCGCTTAGCCTCGATTGCACGCAGTGCAATAAGCGCACCGTGAAAATGGTCAGCCAGTTTGAGACGCAGAACGCGTTTGTCTGCCCCTTCTGCGGGCACTGTCACAACCTCCGCGCAGAGCCATGGGTATCCATGATAAGGGCCGCTCGTAAGGCCGCCGACGAGTTCGACGCCAAGCCTGGTGCTTAGCTCCTTCAATTCTCGCAAGTCCGCCGGCCCTTGGCTGATGTCCGGGATGATCCCCTGATCCGACATGTTCGCCTCCTGATTTGATTTCAGGATGAATAGCACGCTTTGAACTATTTGTACACCGGACGCACATTTCCACTTGACTAACTATGTACGCCGGGTGTACAGATAGCCCCATCGAACACCAGCCGATGGGGCAGACAGATGGCAACCTTCGATCTCAGGACGGCAACAATCACGGACCTGCTGGAGCGCGCAGGGTACCTGGAAAACTTCCCGGCGCGCGGCCGCTATCGTGACGATCTCCACGGCGAGGCCAAGGCGCTTCGCCTTCTCGCTGCAGATCGCGCCAATGCGAGGGCCGCGTGATGAACACCGACCGCACCTTCTACGCAGCATTCAACCATTACCCGACCGGCGACGAGGCGATTGTCGATCCCTCAATGACCCGCGCGGAGCTGGTCAAGAATATCCGCCGCGGTGAACTCGGCTTCGACAACGTCGTGAAGGTGCTGGCGTTCAATCCGGTCGAGCACATCTGCGACGACGTGACGGACGAGGTCTTCGCGCTGGTTGAGGCCGAGGTTAGGCGCCTGCAGGACATCGAGGACTTTCCATTGTCACGCCATCTCGACGCGGCGGAGTAGCCGCCATGATCAACCGCCACGTCATCAACGGCATCAAGATCAACACCAGCTTCGATTATCCGCCGATCCCGGTTCGCGACATGGACTGGTCCGCCGTCACTGACAACTACGACGCGGATTGCGACCAAGACGGATTTTTCAGCAATTGCCCGCAGGGGCACGGCAGGACCGAGCAAGAGGCAATCGATGATTTGCTTATGCAGTTGGAGGACGAGTGATGGGCACCTTCCACCCCTTCCCCGGCACCAACATCGATCCAGTCGGCGACGCGCTGAAGAAGTACCGCGAAGCGGTGATCGCCATACAGCATATCGAGCCGCAGCGAATGGCTGGAGACCTCGACACGATCGCCAGCGGTCTGCTTGCGATGCATCTCGTGATGGATCGCATCATCGCGGCGCGGGTCGAGATGCGGATTGACGCAGCTGAGTAGCCCATGACCTCCCTCGCCTATTTCAACTGGTTTCTGCAGTACGTATTCCTCTGCTGGCCGGTCATCTGCTGGCTATTCCCGCAGAAGAAACATTTGGCGGTGAAGTGAGGATTTGGACAATGACCGACAACGGATCGCGCAGTCTCAACACAGGTGAATGAACGAAGGGGTATGACGATGGCAACATGGATAGAAGGCACAAACGGCAACAAGTGTTCCGTGGAATGGTTCGGCTCAAAAGAGGCCGCACAGAAGGCGCTCGATAGCCTGATCGATTGCGAGAATTGTACCAACTGCTCGGGCTGCTCGGGCTGCTCGGGCTGCTCGGACTGCTCGGACTGCTCGGACTGCTCGGGCTGCTCGCGCTGCTCGGACTGCTCGGACTGCTCGGACTGCTCGGACTGCTCGGACTGCTCGGACTGCTCGGGCTGCTCGCGCTGCTCGCGCTGCTCGGACTGCTCGGACTGCTCGGGCTGCTCGGGCTGCTCGGACTGCTCGGACTGCTCGCGCTGCTCGCGCTGCTCGCGCTGCTCGGACTGCTCGGGCTGCTCGGACTGCTCGGGCTGCTCGGACTGCTCGGACTGCTCGGGCTGCTCGCATGTCGCGTGGCTGACCTCCAAGAAGAGCTTGGAGGGCGATCCCGATGCGGCGTCCGGTCAACTTAGTCCGCCACCCGTTCCTGTCATCAAGAACATCCACCAGACCGTCCTTGCCGCAGCATCCAACCCGGATGCTCTGGATATGTCGACTTGGCACACCTGCGAAAACACGCATTGCTGGGCTGGCTGGATCGTCGCCGTGGCCGGGCCGGAAGGCCGCGAGCTTGAGCGGTTCTTCGATACGCCGCTCGCTGCGATGAAAATTTGCGACGCAAGCTCTTCGCTCCCGAAGATTTCTCCGATCCGGTTTTTCGAAACCAACGATGAGGCCATCGGCCACATGAAGCGGATGGCTGAGAAGGAAGCTGCGCTGTGAGCGACAACGCACCAGAGATCCGCGATCAGCAAGGGCAATTGAACATGAACGATTGCGAGTTCATGCCGCTATCTTTGACCCCAATGGAGTTTCTCGACCACGAGCACGTCATTGTTGACGCGGACGGCGCCCGTATTGCCACGATGGGGTGCAATCGAGAGCGGGCAGAGCAGTTTGTCCGCGTCGCCAATGAACACGCCGCCCTCCTCGCCGAGCGGGACGCGCTGGTGAAGGCGCTGGAGCCGTTTGCCGAGTTCGCGGAAACTTTCGGGGGCCCCCTCCCCGACGAATACGAATTCCTCGTCAAGCTCGATGCGGTGCCATTGTTCAAAGCCAAGATTGGCGACTTCCGTCGCGCCCGTGCGGCACTCAACCACACGCCGCAGCTTTCGTCTGGAGATGGCGGGAGTGCAGCAAAGTGAAGCTGACCGCATCACAACGCAAGTGGATGGCACGCGCCAATGATCTTGGGCAGATCAGGTTCAATGGCCCGCGCGGCCTCGCCCATGGCGTTTGGGAGCGCATGATGAAGCGCTTGGTGGCTGAAGGTCTGGTGACGCCCAACCCATTCGGCGAATACGAGATCACAGCCGCCGGCCGCACGGCAATGGCTCGCCATGAGCAAAAGGATGCGGCTCGATGACCGAGCGTCCCGTTGAAGATTTGCTCGGAGAAGTTTGGTGGCGCCGGAAGCCGCAGAAGCGCACCTGGGCCGATCTTCCCGAAGGCGAACAGAAAGACGCCTGCCGGCGTCTGGGTATGAAGCTGTTCGGCCGCAAGCTGCTGGAAGCGTCGGCCGGTCCGCCATTCTCAAGTCGTCACCAGTTTTCCGCGCGCCAGCGCACAGACCAAGAGGGTTAGAGAATGGGCAGGCTTGAACGCAAACTCGATACCGACCTGATCGACCGCATCCTGGCGAATGGTCCGATCAAGAAGCAGCCGCGCACGAAGTCGAAGAAGACGCCGCGTGTGGCGAACACCTATCGCGGCCACCCCGAGCGCGTAGAAGCGCGCGCCGAGCGGAAAGCGATTGAGCGCAAGCGCGCTCGCGAAACGCCTGCGCCGCAGCGTGGTGTGCGGCTGAACCGTTCGCGCAAGTGGAGGCCGGCAAAGACCTACGCCGAGGCCCGCGCGCAATCGCTGCCGGTCGCCGCCGAATGACACTCCTCTCCAACAACTCGTCCGATGTGCAGGAGCGCACATGACCCCGCAAGATATGACTGATCTTATCTGGTGTGCGATGGACAATCGCAGAGACATGGATACCAGCCTGACCGACTACGCCAAGGCCGCAACAGAGGCGGTCGGCTGGCGCGAGGTCACAAAGGAGATGCCGGACATAAACGATGTTGTTGTCTGCACCAACGGAAAGGCGCGGTGGCTCGACAAACGGATAGTCGGCTGCGACGAACTGAAGTGGCAGGAACACGTCGCAACGCACTGGCATCCGTTGCTCGACCTGCCGCCAATCCTTTCCAAGGATCAGCCTGATACGAGAACAGATCATGCTGCGCAGAAATGAAACGCTCGCGGATCACCGAAGCGACGATGTCGGATTTATTCCTCATGATTGACGAAGCGAAGATCAAGGCCTTGGTTGAGAAGCAGGCGAACGACGAAGGATGCTGGTTCGTCGCCCAGACGATAACCGAGGCCTATTTGCAGAGCCAGTTGCGCTTGTTGCACGCCGCGATCGAGGGGACCGACTACTTCGGCCGTCCAGTTGTTTCAAAGAATGAGGCTAGCGCGGCAAAATGACCGTAAACCTCCCCGCCTTTATCACCCCCGAGCAGCTTGCGGCAGAGGTCGGCTGGTCGGAAAGACGCCTGCGTGAGAAGGCGCGGGAGCTTGGCGCGTGCCGGATTTTAGGCAATCGTATGATACTCACCCAGGCCGATGTTGAACTGCTTCTGGAGGCTGCCAAACCATGCCCCTCAAAATCTACCGACGCGGCGACGTTTGGCATTATCGGGGGACCGTTGCCCGCCGGCGACTACGCGGCTCTACGGGCGCTACGAACAAAGAAATTGCGGCCAGGTATGCCGCAGAGATCGAAAACAAGTTCTGGAAGCGTGGTTTCGATGGACCGGAAGCGGTCCTGACGTTCGCCCAGGCGTCGATCAAGTATCGAGCCGCCGGCAAGCAAACACGGTTTCTGGAGCGCATAGAGGACTACTGGAAAGACACGCTGGTGAAGGACATCAACGCGGGCGCCATCACCCAGTCAGCGCGGGAGCTTTACCCGCGGGCTGCTAATGCGACCCGCAACCGGCATGTGATCATCCCGACGCAGGCCGTCATCAATCACGCAGCGGAGCTGGGCTTATGTGGCAAGATCAGCGTCAAGAGGTTCGACGTATTTACGAAACTCAAGAAGCCCGCAACCATCGCCTGGGTGCGATCCTTTATGGAGTCGACCCCACCGCATCTCGGGGGGTTGGCTATCTTCATGCTTCTTACTGGAGCGAGAGTTTCGGAAGCGCTCTCGGTGGATTGGGCGGACGTGGATCTGGAGAAGCGGACGGCGCTGATCCGTCAGTCCAAAATTGGGGCCGAGAGGCTCGCGCACTTGCCGCAAGAGCTGGTGGTAGCGTTGGCGAACATTCCGAAGGAGACCGGCCGCAAGGTGTTCCGCTATACCACGAAGGCGGCAGCCGATAAGTCCTGGCGAGCGGCCATCAAGCGCGCCGGGATCGAGCCGCTATCCTTCCACTGCTGCCGGCATGGCTTCGCCACGGCCTTGCTGCACGAAGGCGTTGACGTGGTGACTATCGCAAGGCTCGGCGGCTGGAAGTCGGCTGAGCATGTCCTGAAAACCTACGGACACGCCAAGGACGACATCACTTTGACGGATCGAATTTCTGGCTCAAATCTGACACACGAAGAAATCGACAACTCAGAAATGCCCTACAAAACAAGGGGTTCGCGATGAATAACGTTGACCCTCGGTGGGGAGAGGTTTCCCGCCGCTGGAAATACAGAAACCCTTTCATTTCCGCAAGTTCTTTCGTTTGCGACCTCGCAGGATCGTGTGAGTTCGTGAAGAACGCCGCGTGAACACGGAGAAGGATTGACACATGGCTGACACGCTCTCGTTCCCGGATGGTTCTGCCGAACGCAACGCCCTGCTCGACGCCCGCGAGAAGGCCCAGGCCCTCGTCCGGATCCGCCCAGATTTGCGGTTCATTGGCGGCGACATCGTGCGCCTGCTCGACGCCATCCAGAAATGCCCCGGAGACATCTTCGCCCGCCGGCAGCTCGCCGAGCGGTACGCCACGATTGGGCGCCGGCTCGGCAATCCTCAGTAGCGATGGGAGACTTGGGGCGATGAAACCGGAATGGATTTGGGGCTTCCAGTGGGAGGTCAGCTACAAGCTCGCCTCCGACAGCTTCACGAGCTGGCGCATGGTGCGACGCTTCCTGTTGAGCGTCGAGGGAAGCCTTGATCGCGTCCACAAGGCGCACCGTTGCTGGTGGCCCCACGGGGTTCTTACGGTCCTTGGGCTCTCGATCGGCGCCGGTATCTACGTTGATCGCGGCCCGCTCGTCGCAGCCCGCCCATCCTGCCATGCCATTGAAGGAGAGAAGCAGTGAACTTCGCATTTGGAATGCTCGTAATCGGCTTGCCGCTGTGGCTGTTCGCGTTCGTTCTGATCAGCGCACTGAAGTAGTTCGAATTCGAAATTCCATGGGGACGCGCGACCGACTAGCCATGGTCATAGATTCTCGGCGGGGGCTGGCAGACCAAACGGGCGAGTATCCAAGCGCCTTAAGTGAGCGTGTTGAAAAAGCCCGGCCAATGAGAATTCGGAATGGAGACCGCTTCAATGAACCGCAGCATCCGACGCGAGTACGTCTTTAGTCAGCGCGAAGTCCACGAGGCCCTTATCGCCTGGATGAAGTCGAAAGACCTTCAAGCACCCGACTACGTCGGCAACACGCCCTGCACGAGCTGGATCAGGGAAGATGAAAGCTTGCGTGTCGTTTGGATCGTTGAGGACAAGCTAGATTACTAACCGATCCTGAAGGCGCTCGGGGTCCAGATCGAAGCCGTCAAATTCGACGGCAGGACCGAGCGGGACATCTATCTGATCCCGCGCTGATCCCAACACGACAGCGAGGAGATGCGGCGATGGCGTCGAGGAACTACCATAAGAGACGCGCGAAAGAACGGAAGATCGAGCAGGCAGAGCGCGCTTATGTTGAGGCGCTTCGACGCCAAGCCGTCCGTTACGAGCACGTCACCGAACGAAGCGCCGCCAGGATGTCGAAAGAGCGGCTGGAGGAGACGATCAGGCACGGGAAGCTTCGCAAGGGGCTCACCGGCGCACCCATCGGGCTGTTGCCGGCGGAAGCCTTCGCGCGGCTTGCTGCCGCACAGTCGAAGCTGTGACCGAACATCGAAAAGATCAGCGACATGTTCTGGCAACCTGAACCAGTTGAGGAGGACGAGCAGGCGGGCATCCCCGTCAAGCTCTACAAGTGCACCGATGGGGCAATGAGGACCGCTTACGAAAGAGCTGCCTTTGAGAAAAGGGTTAGGTGGACATGGCTTGGTTGGACACTCGCCCCAGAGAAGCCGCGTCAACCAACCACAGAGGACACATGTCGATGACTGATGAACAGCAGGAACTATTCAACGAACGCCACCTATTGTGGTGGATTCTGAAGGCCGTCCACGCCTGCCGTGCTGACGGTACACGCCCCGACACGCTGCTATCCGAGACGATGTGGAAGAACCTAGGCGCTCCGGATTGGGTGTTGCCTGCGATGCGCGAGAAGTACGCGCAGATGCCGCAGGTTTACCGTCCCGCCGAGGGATCACCACAGGGAGGCAAGGAATGAGTGAGTTGCCTGAGTCCGTCTGGAAGATGATCCGGGACTATATTGAAATCCATGGCGATCCGTTCGCCCCTTACGAGGCCGGCACAAACCTAGTGTGCCAAGAGACGGAGCACAGGTGCAACGGTTGCGGAGCAGTCGGCATGTCAAAATGGCCCGACTGGAAGGTGCAATTGGAGCATAAGCCGAATTGCCGTTGGGTTGCGTGGAATGCTGCTGTTCATCATGAGCAGGGAGCGACAAATGAGCCGTAGATTTAACGAAGAGTACGATGGCCCGGCGCTGGCAAAGTGCCACTCTCTTGGCCTACATCCAGCCTTCGCCCCCATGGGCGAGGATCACCATACCGATACGCCGCTGAGCGACGAAGACAAGCGCGTCGGAGACGCATTGGCCTATTTCTTGGGAGGGCTGTTTGTCGACAAGGAGGACATCATGGACCCCAACAGGCCCCACAAGGAAAGCTATTTCTACAACGAGATGACCTCAGTCGACGCATGGTCCAGGGTGGCCCGAGCGCTGCGCATCCATGGACTAAAGATCGCAGACCGCCAATCGTAAGCCAGGAGCACCAGATGACTGACGACATCGAAGCCCGAGCCAAAGCCGCCGTCGAACGCTTCGTCAACGAGGCAACGACATATGCGCCTAGATCGCTGGACGACAGGAAGCACTACAAGGTGTTGTCGGATATCCTCAACTCCCCGACCTATAAAGGTCGCTTGACCGAGATCATCATTGAGGAGTTTCGCAAGTGACCCGCGCTGAATTCATCAAGGCTTACGCCGAGCGATCCGAGCTACCTCCAGAAGCAACGAAGTTCGCCGGCCTTGGCCTGCTATCTCCTAGCCGCGATACCAGAATGATCGCCCTGCCATGCGGCTGCGGCGATGAAGGCTGCGAAGGCTGGGCCATGGTCGGCATCGAGGGCGTGATTCATCACCTTGCCTTTGACGCACCTGAAGAGCTGCGGGACGCCTACATCAAGGCCGCTGGATCGCCGCTGTGAGCCCTTGCACTCCCCTGCCCCTTCACCACTGGTGTTCGTTCGACGGAGGATGAGGAAAGACCACGCGCCTGAACGCTAAGGCCGATAGTGGCCAGCCTTGCGGGCGCTAGCGTCCGCGCAGCTTCGGCGCCATGCGATTGAACAGGTGCCAGAGCTGATCGTTGTTGATTTCGAGCTTCTCCCAAGGCCCGTCGTCGTAGCTCAGCACAAGAAACGGTTTCCCGCCCTCAAACACGAGATCGCAGGTCTTGGCCTTGCGAAGCGGGATTGGCTCACTTTCCACCAGGCGCGGAGAGATTGCGCTGTTCATTGATTGGACCAAAAGCGAAGCGCGTAGTAGAATCTCATATTGCTGATCCGGAGGTTTCCGATGCGGAAGGTTTTCAAAGATTTGACCGGAGAGCGGTTCGGTCGATTGGTTGTGACTGGAGTTGTGCGAAAATCAAATCGCGCTCACGGCCCAACCATTTGGCGCTGCCTGTGCGATTGCGGCAAGGAGACTTCTGTCCAACATTGGAACCTCAAGACCAACACGCGCTCTTGTGGCTGCGCAAAGGCCACCCAAGGAGGGATGAGATATAAAGCACGTCCGCATCCGATGCATAATCGGTGGAGGGAAATGATCAGACGATGCGAGGACCCAAGAAACAAACAGTTCAAGAATTACGGCGCTCGCGGAATCGCCGTTTGCCAACGATGGAAGTCGCTTCCAAATTTCGTTTCCGACATGGAGTCGTCCTTTTTTGAAGGGGCCACTATTGAGCGCAAGGATAATGATTTGGGCTACTCCCCAGAAAATTGCATCTGGGCGACTCAAAGGGAGCAAACCAACAATCGTCGCGTCACCACCTTCGTAGACAGTCCTTGGGGACGCGTTCCAATGTCAATCGCCGCAGAACGTGTAGGGATTCCATATCCACTTTTTAAGGGACGAGTGCGTGAAGGCTGGTCGCCGGAGCGCCTATTTGATCCAGCAAATGCCAGAAGACTTCGTCGTCGAAGCGGGCAAGCTAACCGGGAGTAGGACTCCCGCCCGTCATCCAATCCTCCAGCTCCGGCAGGTCAAATGCCGCCTCTTCATCCTCGGTCCCCGTATTGGGAAGATAGCGGCGACCCTTGCGGACACGTCGGAACGGCGGTCGGGGGCGACGCATGGCATTACCTCGCAACCATCTGTGGGGACAACGTGATACGGGAGACCTCGCCATAGCGGCGATGATAGCTAATGACCTTCGCCGATCGGCCGGCCAGCCATCCGCCGTTCGCCGCGTAGGCGTCAGGCGCAGCCAGCGTCTCGTGACGCTCGACCTTCATCAGGTTTGTTGATTTCAGTTCGTCGGAGTGGAAGTGGCCGAGATGGGCGTAACTGTATTTGGTTCGGCCGAACACATCCCGGAACTTGCCGGCAAACACGCTGTCAACGGTCGCCAGCTTTCGGCGATGTCCATGATGATAGAACAGCGAGGTTTCGCCAAATTCGTAGACGTAGTAGGTGCTGGCGCTCGTATCGACCGTGACCCGCGGCTCGTCCTCGAAGAACGCCGCAAACATCTCCCGCAACCAGGCTTCGCTCGCCGGGTCGTGGTTGGCGTCTGCCATGATGATGTGAACGCGCTGGTGCTTTTCGAGCAGCATCCTGACGATCCGCCGCAAGGTCCGGATAACCACCCGAATGACCTTCTGAAGCCGGCTGTCGGCGTCTAGGACGTGCGCGTGCGCTGGCGTCACGCTCAGATGTGAGTCGTGGTGTAGCAAGTCGCCGAGCTGGGCCAGGACCGCCGTTTGCGCTGGCGGCGACATCTCGATTGCCGCCGCGAACCAGTCCAACAGCAGCTTTTCGGCAATCTTCAGGTCGTAATCCGTGCCGGTCTCTGGCTCCCACGAGAGCATGCCGAAATGTAAATCCGTGACCGTGTACTGATTCAGGAGGTCGGCATTGCCCAACGAAGGAGGCAAAACCGGCTCCTCACGCGGGAGTTGCTGCTTTAGCTCGTCAAACGCCGTGCGGAGGGCGTCCAGCGTGGCGCTCGCATCATCCTTGGCCTTCACCCACTGGAGTAAACGCCCCTCTGGGTCGTCCTCTGGGAATTTGTAGAGGGTCGAAGTCGCGGCCCGGATTTGGCCTGGTTCGACGCCAGCCTGGTAGTCACCAAGCCCGCGCTCGGCGGCGATCTTCAGGCGATGCCGGAAGGTCTTTTCGTTGAGGTTGAGGGCTTTGGCCGCGAGATGCTTGCGACCGTACCTGCGAAGTGCCTCAACAGCCTCCAGCGCCTTCTCGTCGCTCAGTGGCGGGGTTGGCATCAGCCACCAATTCCGGAGATGAAGCAAAACACCGTGTCGCCGATCGAGCACATATGCGCCCAACCATCTGGGCTGTCGCGGTCATACTCGACCTTCTCCTGCGGGATGCGTAGCCACTTGCCGTCGCTGGCGCGCTGGGCTTCCCATCCGGTGTGTGGGGAGTATCTAACTGCCGGCACAGGCGCGCAGTCCTGATCGTTGCAGCAGGAATAGCGCCGGTCGTCCGGCCTCATCCAGGATTTATAGAATTTCTGGTGGAGCATTTCATGCTCAGGCGGGTGGTGATGACCCGCGTGTTGCGCCAATCCGCCATTCATTCCGACGTACAACAGTAACAAACACGCAATCACGATGCCCGCGATGGCTCGCAGCATTATAACCTCCAGCTTATTGTGGAAGGGGTTGGCGATAAGGAATGGGTTATACTCGGCTTGAAAAAGCGATGATAACTCAGCGCTATAACTTGAACCTTCGAACGCACCGCTGCAGACCGAACCCGTCGTGCGTCAGGCCGGAATCGTTGCCGATGTCGGCGGGCGGGCACGAAGGAATTTGGATTGCCTCGGTGAGGCCGCCGTGAGGGAATGCGAAGGTGCAGACTAGAAGCAAGACGGCGGTCACGCCGGCCGCTTCCACCATTGGCGGAGTTTCATGACCATCTGAATGAGCTGAGCGACCAGCACCGCGGCGCCAAGGATGGGAAGGATGAGCGCGGCATATTCCGAAGTCGCTTGCAGCAACGGCAACCACCAGGGGCTGGAGACGGCAGCAACGGCGCTGGTGGTCGTCACGGAGTTGAGGGTCATTTCTTCAGCTTCTTGTACGGAGGCGGCGCACCGCAGATCGACGACAGGGCACCGTTATTGCCGACGACCTGGCGAATGGTTTCGGCAGTGTCCTTGCGGGACGGGTAGACGTGCTTGATCGTCTCGCAGGTAACGGACTTAGTCCCGGAACCAGTCGTTTGACAGTTCGCCAGCGTCAAGCTCGCGCAGAGCATCAGCCCGGCCGTTGTCACCCTTTTTAATCGCGTCATTGATTTGCCTTTCGACCTTCGCTTTGTAAGATGTGCGGCCGTCGTAACGGCCCTTTGCGTAGATGCCAGCGAGCGCGAGCCCGACGACCGCGAGGCCTCCGAGCCATCTGCCAACCGGAGAGAGGAAAAATGCAAGCATCAGAACCTCGCGATGAGATGGGCGAGGCCAACAATGACCAGGCCGATGAGAAACAAGTAAATGAATGCCCCATGGCCAGTGAACGGATCAGGCATCGTTGAGACCCTCCATGCAGAGACGGCGTTCCTTGACGCGACGCCTGGTCAGGCCGGGAAACACGACGCCGGCCGCTCGGTTAAACCGGAGCATGGCATCACAGGCGCCCTGCCCGTTGCCCGCGTTGTAGAACCGCGCCACGCTCGACTTGCAGAAACCGCCAGTGCCGATGTTGTAGGCGAGCGACAGGAACGCCAGCTCGGTCTTGTCCGACATCGGGCGCGTGATGCAGCGCTCGACCCTGTCGGCGAAGTGGTCCAGTTCTTTGATGAGAAGCGCCTTGCACTCCAGGATCGACTTCCGATCGCCGGGCTTCACGCCCTCAGTCGAGCCATAACAGATCGTCCATGGGTGGCCGCGCGTGGCTGGATCGGGATAGGCAACGAGACGCAGCCCCTCGAACCCGCCGACCAGCGTGACGGCAAGCGCAGCCATTGCGCCGCCCTTTGCCAGTCGGCTCACAGCAGAACGATCGCCACGAACACCGCAGCGGCGCTATAGCCTAGCATCTGGTGCGGATGCGCCACGATCCAGTCGATGGCCTTGAGATAGAAATCCTTGAATGCGTTCATGGCGGGCTCCTTGGGGTTTGGGAAAAGAAAAAGCCGCCCGGAGGCGGCTGGCGGTTGGGTTGCGGGGCTGGTAGGTTGCTCGCCCCGAGTGCTAACCGGAGCCGCGAGTGAACTTCATTAATCGAGCCAAGGGCTATGTCTCGCGGAGGCTAAATCCTGCGCCGGCCGTAGAGCCGGAGACGATTTTGCCGGCACCCGCACGTCCGTCACCTGCTGTTACAAGGTCCGGATACGCCGCTTATGGCGAAGACATCATGGCGGTCGCTTGGTTTCAGCACTTCGGCATTGAGCTAACCCAACTCCGATATCTTGATATCGGCGCCGCGCATCCCTGGCAGATCAACAACACGTACAAGCTGTACGAATACGGCGCATCCGGCGTGCTGGTCGAGCCAGACCCTGATCAGGCCAAGGCACTGCAATTGGCACGCCCACGTGACACCGTTTTGAACGTTGGCGCGGCGTTCGACGAACGCCGCAGTGGAAATCTCAACCGAATGACGACCAGCTTGTTCAATAGTTTTTCTGACGAACAGGCCGACTTCGTTGTTCGATCGTCTGAGGGATGGCAGCCCGAGCAGCGGCAGGAACTGCGCGAACGCCGTGAGATTCCGCTTGTGCCCATCAACGAGCTTATCGCCGAACATCTCGGCCAAGCTCCGGACTTCCTTTCAATCGACGCGGAAACGCTCGACGTTCCGATTTTGCTAAAGCTCGATATGTCGCGGTTCAAACCATGGATTGTGTGCATGGAAGCCGTGACAGATCGCAAGCTCGCCGATGATATATGGCTGCCTCAGGGCTATGTGTTGTCGGCGTTCACGCCCGATAACTTCATGTATATGATCGACCCGTTTTCGACCGCTTGGCACGAATTTAAGGCGGGCAGTCGGCGCCATCCCATTTAGCGCGCGCGCCGCGCGACTATAGCTCCATAAGCGGCCGGTGCGCCGACATTGAACGTGCAATTCGTCACCAAATACACTGTCGTGGTTGCGCTCAGACTGAGACGGAAAGTGCCAGGCTTTAGTGTGATTGCGAACAACGAGGTAAATGCTCCAAACGTGAAATTAGCGTAGCGATCTGCCGATGTGTTGTTGGTCGCACTCGTTGTTGAAATTGATCCAGTCACAGTTTGAAAAGACGCCGGCGATCCAGTGACAAAGATAGTTCCGGTAACGTCCCAATCTCCGGCGGTTAGCGATATGCTCGTGATGTTGGCCGCGACCCCAGTTGTCAGACCAATTGGCGTACCGACAGGAAGTATCGAACTGACGTACTCACCAACATCGCCATCCGCCGCGCTGTCGTTCGTGTTCGTGCCCTGAACCGGAATGCCGCCGTTGCCGGAGCGAGAGAGAGCGCCCGTGGTATCAGCGACGATAAGCGCCGAGTTCTGGATAATAGTACCGGTGGCGCCGTCGAAACGCGCTACGGCATTATCTGTTGCGGAGCCTGGCCCCGAGACATTGCCTGATCCGGCCGGCGTAGCCCACGTTCCATCGCCGCGCCAGAATGTCGACGCTGACGCTCCGGACCCGGAGTTGAGATGTCCGACCGCAAGATTTCCTAGTACGCCGGTCGAGAGTGGCAATCCCGTGCCGTTTGTCAAAACAACAGCCGATGGCGTGCCCAGTGCGGGCGTAGTAAATGACGGAGAAACCGCCCGAGCGACGGCCCCTGTTCCGGTATTAGCAGTTACGGCGACGCCGTTGATAGAGAGAGAGTTGCCGGCGCCGGCCGTGTCGTAGGTTTTGCCCGTCAGCGTGTTTGTCGAAGTCGCGGACAGGATCGCGCCGGTCGGCGGCATGGTGTAAGTCTGCCCATCCGTGCCGGTGAACACCATTGTATTGTTAAACGTCAGCGTCTTGCCGGCACCGCCGGTCAACGTATAGGTGCCGGCCGTGAACGTGTTGCCGTTGATGCTGGTTGCGGTCGCCGCGCCCAATATCGGGACCGTGAACGTCGGGCCATTTGCCCGTGCCATAGCGCCCGTGCCGGTGTTTGCCGTGACAGGGAGGCCCGCAATGCTGAGACTGTTTCCAACTCCCGCCGTGTCGAATGTTTTATTGGTGAAGATGTCGGTTGTCGCCTTGCCGACGAGCGTATCAGTCGCGGCCGGGACAGTGAGCGTCCCGGAGGCCACCGCCTCCGCGACGATGGTCGTCACACCCGAGGTCGATCCCACCAGGATCAGCGGCTCAGCATTGTTGAATGTCAAACCCTCGTCATAGTCATCGAACAGCGCGATTGCATCGTTTGGATCGATGACCGTGTTGACGATGGGGTCGGAGAACGAGTTGGAAATCCGGTCAAAGATGCCGGTCGTTGGATTACGAGGCATTCTCAGACCCCTGCATAGAAGATGAAGTTGACAGCACGCGTCGGCTGAACCCTTGAAAGGTTCGTCTGCGCTTGGGCACCGTTGATGCTGCCGACCGTTCCGACCGGCGTGAAGGAGCTGATAAGAGAGCCGGCCGTTACACTGCCGATGAGGGCGCCAAGCCCCCCGCTGCCGTAATTGAAGGATTGAGTAGCGCCGAAGGGGACAGCCCCCACCGTTGAAGAGGCGTTGCCTAGCTGCCCGGTGAATGCGGGCGAGAAGTTCGGCAGTTCCGGCAGCAGAATAGGTGCAGCTGCAAAGCCAGTGATGGCGCCAACCGTCGCCAGGCCCGGAGTGATTGATGCGCCGGAATCAACACCAGCCAACGCATAACCAGCGCCAGAGGCGATCGTAAAAGTCGTAGTTCCGTTACCGTTGGTGAACCATGCGCTGCCATTGGCTATGGCAGCTTGCGCAAACGTCCAAAGAGCTGGCCTGTCTGCCCTGTTGTACGTCGCCCCTGCCAGCACCCAACCAGATGGCGCCGTGGTGTCGGGCCACGGAAGAGGGCCGAGGCCAACGGGCAACAGCGGCAGGCCGTTTTGCTTCAGCGGCACAGCAAAATCCGCCCCGGTCGGACCGATCGTCGCCTGCACCAACCCGCCGCCGAATATCTCCTGCGTATCAGCAGCAGACCTGCGCAGGCCCGTATTCGGGTCTGACAGATAAGTCATACCCTGCGATGCGAGCTGTAGCGGCCCGGTCATGCCGCCCTGACCGTCTCGGGCAAGCGATCCCGTCAGCGCATCGGCGATGTCCGAGAAGTCGCTATTCACCGCTGAGGATGAAATGACCGTGTTCGGCAAGAAGGGGGGTTCTGGAAGCAGGTAGACGCCTCCACCGTTGCGGCTCATTCAGGATGCTCCTAGAATGCAAAAAGCCGCCCCGGAGGACGGCCTTGATGCGTTTAATTCAGATCGGTGTTGTTCTGGCGCTCGGCCTATTCACGACTTGGCTTGCCAACCTTTGGCTCGGCCTGTTCGATTTCATTTACGACCTTCGGCAGGCCCGGTCGCTCCGAGCCACCTCGGAGATGACAGAACGCGAGCAATAGCCCGCGAGTTTTCGCCGGTTGTTTGGGCGGACCTGAGAAGCTCGCGCGCCAGCGTCTGAACTTCCGGCCCCTGCCGTGAAAGAATCCTGCCGATCTCGTCCTTTGTCGCCGAGCTACTGGCACCGGAAATGGCCTTGGCAACCGCGTTCAGCGCCTTCAACCCGAGTCCCGTCAAGGTCGTATCGGTCGGGACATTCCCGCCTGCGGCTCCTTCCATAGCATTCGCTGCGCTGGTGCGCTGTGCCGTCTGTGAGTTTTGGACGATCTTCTGGTAACTGTCACGGAATGTGCGATTGTCCATCAGCGCTTTGGCGACCCGCTGATGCGGCCCCTCACCGAACACCTGCGCAAACTTCTGGCTGTTCCAGTCCTGCGGCGTGCCGAGCTTGCGCTCAAGCGCGTTCAGATCGTTGACGTTAGTTCCAACGATGCGGTCCACTTCGGCACGCGCGCCTTCACGCAGCCGAACCGGCGCGGCAGATGGGCCGATCTGGGCGCCTTGTGGCTGTGTGCCAGCGACGATCTCGTCGGCAAGCTCGGCCGGACGGATTGCCTCCTTGCCCGCATCGAACACTTGCGAGCCGCGGCGCAGCGCGCCTGACTGGCGATGCAGTTCGGCAGCCTGCGCATCTACGTCTTTGATCCGCGGGACTACTCGCGCAAGTTCGTCGTCAACGGCTCGGCGCGCCTGTGTAAGAATGCGAATCGTGTTTGGGTCCGCCTCGGTAGCAAGCAATCCATCGATTGCTTCCCGGGTATTCAGGACAACGGCAGGCTCGGTCTGGTGTACGCCATCACCTAGCATTTCGCGAACCTGGCGCGCTGCGCGCTGCGCGGGTCCGCGCTCGACGTTCGCGATTGCGTCAAGTTGCTGCGCTAGGGGCCGCATGTCTGCCGGCGCCGCGTTGGCGAGCGCCGCCTGATACTGTGGCGAAAGCGATTGCCTGCTTTGCTCAAGCCACGCCTCAACTCGCGACGGGATTGGCGACGGCCCAAGCTCCTGATCCAGCGTCTGCGCCAACCGTTGCCCGGTGCGCGCGTCGCGCTCGGTCAGCGCGTTGACCAGCCGCGCGCGACCGGCTCCGGTCCCCGTGCCAGCCCCCTGCCCCAGTCCGAGCATCGCGGGCCCGGCGTCAACCAACATCGCATCCGGGCCCATGTCCGGAAGCCCGCGCATTCCGGCCTCATCAGCCTGCGCCGCCCCTCTCAGCATTGCAGAGGCACCGCGGCCAGCTCCAGCCACGCGAGGCCCTAGGAATGCCGAACCCGTTCGATAAGCCGCGCCTGCTGCTGAACCGAGAACAGGAAGCGCCCCGCCGACAACCAATCCGGTTGCCGCGCCAGTCTTGGCATTTTCCAGATAATCAGAGGCCTTATCGGAATAGGTATTCCCGGCGCCATGCAATCCGCCATACCCGGCGCCTTCAGCGCCGTACCCAAGCACGCGTCCGAGCAGGTTAGGGCCCACGCGCCCCGCTAGAGTGACGCCGCTCTTGATCAATCCCGCTCCACCAGCAACACCGCCAAGAGCTTCAGCCGCCATTGCCTCCGCTGGCGCACGATCCCGGAAGGCTTGCGTCTTTGCTCTTTGCGCCTTCACACCTTCATCGTAGGAGGGGGCCTGACCAGTCAGCGCATCCATTCCGCCAGCAAACTTGTCTGCAAGACCGAACGTAAGTCCGCTAGCGGCCATACGAGCCCAATCATCAGCCTTACGACCAACGCGATTGATCTCTTCGCCAATTCCTGGCCCCGCCGTATAGGTGGTCCCCATGCCCTCCATCGTGGATGGCATCTGTTCAGGCGCGGAAGGGGGTACCTTCAAGTGCTTCTGGAGGGCAGCGTAAGCACCCTCCGCCGTTGCCCCCTCGATCTCGTATCGTTTCCCGTCAGGGGCCGTGATGTCGAAAATCGGCATCAGCGAGCCCTGATCTTGTAGCCGTCAATTTCAATCACCCCTGCCGAGGAGGGCTTGGCCGCCGTAGCGGCCGGGGTGGCCCCCGGTGCTGCCTGCGGCGGCGCCGGCTTGTACTCATCGAACGGCCCGAAAGTCGGCAACACGTCCGCCTCGTTCATCCGGTTGCGTCCGGCGATGCCGCGGTACATGCCCGCGTCTTGGTCGAACATGCCCTGATAGGCGAGGATGCGACTGCGCGCTTCCTGCATGATCATGCCACGCAGCTCAGGCGTCAGGCGACCGGTCTCGGTCATCTGGCTCTTGAGGGCCGCTTGCAGTTGTTGCGGCAAGGTCGCGATAGCCTGCGCCACGGTCATTTCGCTTTCGCGGACGACGCTGCCCGGGTCCATGATCTTCGCCATGCCATAGATCAGGTTAACGTCCGCGGCGCGGTTGTCGCGACCTGCAGCCTCCGCCATCGATTTATAGACTGGTGCCGCTTGAGCAAGGTTCTTGTAGGACGGCAGCCCCTGCACTTCATTGCGCAGCTTTGAAGCGGCCTCCGAAGAAGCCGGCATGCCCTCTTCTGCAGCGCGCTTGGATTGCGCCTCGCGCCATACTTTGGGATCAACACCGGGTGGCGGAGCCGGAATGGTGGAAGTAGCAGCGGTGCTGTTTTGTGGCCTGTATGGCGTTACAGACTGATTGGCCGGATTGATCCAGCCCTTTACGGGCTGTCCTGTCGCGGGATCAATCTCGCCCGTGTCGCCGAATGTCGGCTTCGTAGCGCCCTGATAAACAGGCTGTGGAGGGCCTCCGCGCGGGTCCATGCGCAGGATCGTGCCATCGGGCAGCGTCTGGTAACTGTACTCCTGCGGCTTCGCGAGTTGCTGCATGAGGGCCGTAGCGATAGCGCGAGCTGGCGAGCCTGGGCTTGCCGACATTCCCGCAACTATCGCCGCCCGCTGCTGGGGCGTCGCATTGGCGAGGAGGCCGCCCTGCCCTTGCGGAGCCGCTTGCGGACCACTCAGCGCAGCCGCGACCGGGGCATTTGCCCCGCCAAAGAAACGATGATCGCCGATGTCCACGCCGCTGCCGTTGTCCCACGCAGGAGCCTGACGACCGAGCGCAGCCTGCGCCTTCGGAGCATAGAAGTTCGTCGCTCCGTTCGTCGGGTCGTTGCCCGCGTAGGCCGAGGTTAGCGCCTGGTCTGCCGACTGATACTGCGGGCTGTTCGGATCAATCGCCGCCATCTTGGAGCGACCGCCGGCAGTATTCCACGGCTCGAACTGGTTTTGCGCCATGACGACCTGCGTCGGCGTTGCCCCACCGCCAACCGCACGGTTGCGAATGACGCTTCCGACCGCGTTCATGCCAGTTGGGCCCTGGTTGCCCGCTTCGGCGATGATGGTCCGAATGGCCCTGTCTCGATCATCACCTGATGGCGGGTCGAGGGGACTTGCTTCGTCGTTACCGTAGATTTTCCCCGGCGCCGCGTTCGGCATCTGAGGAAGCGCGCCCATGGGATTAACGCCTGCATTACCGACTGGCGCAGCAGCTGGAGCGGAAGCGGTCTGGCCGCCGCCCATCAGAGCCTCAAGCACCTTGTTGTCGGCCGCGCGGCGCTCGCGATCCATATCGTCAGCACGACGCATCTGATAGCCGCCAAGCGCACCCTTCCCTAGCTCGTCCAGACCTTCAGCCCAATGCGTGATCTGGCGCGTCTTGCCAGGCGCGAGCATGGCCTCAGCGATGGCACGACGCCGCGCGATCTGCTCCGGCGTGTAGGAGCCCGAGTCTACGGCCATCAGCCCCAGCCTCCCATGCCGAACGACAGGGCACTCTTACCGAGGCCGAATAGACCGGTCATCAGCGCGTTGTTCTGCGCATTTTCAGCATCGAACTGCTTGTTCTGCTGGTTCAGCGAGAGCTGGTTTGCGCCGATCACATCCGTCGGCGCAATGCCGGCAGTTGGCGTACCAGTCCAGTTAGGCTGAGAGACCTGCGAGCCGGACATCAGCGCCGTGATTTCGTTGATCGGCTGATTACGCTGGGTCAACGCTTCCGTGACCGCCTGCTGCCTGCCGTTTAGCAGAAGCTGATTATAGGCATCGTTCTTTCCCTGATCGAACTGGCCTCGCATCGTCGAGTACGCTTCGCTGCCGGGGCGAATACCGCGATTGATCAAATCCGCTTCGAGCGATTGGCTCTCGCGCGCGAAGCGCGGGTCAAGACGCTTGCTGCCGAGTTCGAACAATCTGGCTTCCGTCGCCTCATTGCTGAGATCGACAGGAGTGGAAAGCGCCTGCGAAACCCGCGCAGTTTGATCGCGGCCGATCTGGCCAACATTCTGTCGCGTCTGCTGGTTCACATCATAGATGGCTTGCTCGCCGGGGGAGTACGTCTGCGTGGCCTCGAAGCGAGGCGTGCCGTCATCCCACGTTCCGACCTGACGATAGCTAAGGGAACCCTGCGGCGTGTTCTGATTGACTGCATTCAACCCGAATTGAGAGACAGCCGTGTCGCGGTTTGCCTTCCCCTGCGCGTTCGCAAGCTGCGTCGGGTCTGGGGCGGGGGGCGCCGAAGGTGCATCCATATCAAATTCTCCACTTGGCGCGAAACGCGCTCAAGTCGTCAGTCGTCAGGCTGAACAGCAGCCCATCTTCCTTGCCGTAGAATTTCCGCGCCACGCCCTCGTGATGAAAGCCGAGCCGAGGCGCAAGTTTCCGGAGCGTCTTGTTCGAACGGCGCGTGTGCATTTGCAGCCTTGAGCAGCCGAGTTGCTCGAACACGTAGGACAGCATAGCCGCGCATGCGGAGCGGGATATGCAGCCCCTTCCCGCCATGGACACCTCAACGCCATCCCCGTTAAAACCCGTGAAGACATAGCCGCCGGTCAGCATTCCCTCACCGTTGAGAACGCCGATCGCGGTAAATGGGGCATGGAACGGCTTGCCGTTGATATTGCCGACCCAGTCCGCGACCGTTTCATCATGGCCGAGCAGGATCATCGGCGGCCGATCGTGCTCATATACATTTCGTAGTCTTGCGGAGACATCTGACCAGAGCGAAACATCTGCTCCGCTCGCGCTACCCGTTCCCAATTCTCCGGAGGAAGATTTGCAAAGTTCCCAGCCATGCTCTCCGCTGAAGATTGATCTATGACGCCCTGCCTAAGCAGGTCTTCAGCTATTGCTCGCTGAGGTCTGGACCTCGGCATGGGCACTGAAGGCTTTTGCGTCAAAGCTTGCGCGATAAGATTCATGTTCGACATTAGATGTAGGACCCATCTTCCATGAGCAAATCAAAGCCATTCACCTGAAGCGTGACCTCTGCGCCGTCAGCAATCGCCCATTCGTTCACGCCCCAGAGCGATATTCCCCACAGCGCGCCACCGCCGGCAATTGAGCTTTGAATATCCACCACCATCCGAATGGATGCGCAGTAGCCCATGCCAACAACCGAGGTCCAATCAGACTTCGTCTGGATTTGGCCGCCCCATTGCGCCTGATCCCACAACGACGCATCCCACAGCGAAGCGAACGATGCCGGAGTTTGAGGAACGGCAATCGGGGCATTGGTCTGGAAATCGACATTGAACGCAATGCCAGGCTGCACCTGAGCATCCGTCGTCAATTGCGGGCGGCACATCGTCCAGCGCTTTTGATGGCCGCGCGACTTGTAGTAATCGAACGCCGTCATCATGTCGGCGCTGAGCGTCCGCCCGTAATCCGTGCCAGACCTGTCGGCCTCGTAAACCTGACCGTCATTGCCTCCAAAGAATGGACGCTCGTCGAAAATCTCCCAACACGAACCGTTCATGCCCGTGAACTGGCACCAAGCCCCGTTCAGGGTGTTCATGACATACTGCTGCTGCTCCCCGTTTTCCGATATCGGAACGTTGAGGATCGCCCTCGTTCCTCTCGGATAGGAAATCAGCTGCCAGCCGAAGTTGTCCCCATATTGCCTTGCTGACTGGTTCATGACGCGCTGGATGCGCTCGGTCATCGTGACCTTCGCAACCGCGGCGCGTTCGAAGATCAGCGCCTTGGAGAGCGGCACAACGCCGTCAATGCAGATCAGCGCAACATCCGCGCCGACCTTGGTAAAGCAGCGCCGGCCGATCGGCGAACCGGTGTAGAACGTTCCGACAAGACGGAAGTCTGTTGCCGGGTCGATGCCCTGATAGACCGAAACCTGCCCCTTCGATGAAATGAAGGCGATATAGTCGTCTGGACCGTCGCCTGCGTCCAGCGACCACGAGCAGGCCGCCATGAGAAAGCCGCCGAGCGACCAGTTGCCACCCAGCGGAAACTTCTTGGCCTCTCCCTGAATGGAGTCAACCGGCAGATAGGCCGCATCACTTGAGCCCACGATCGTGAACCACAGCCGGTTCTTGTGCGGGACGACGTGAATAAAATCCGTGGAGTCGATGCCGGTCCCGGTGATCGTTGCCGTCGCCCAGGCTGATCCATCATAATATTGCGGGATATCGGCGCCGTTCACGAGATAAAGGAAATTACCTCCGGTCGTCGCGAAGTTCGTGAACTGAAACCGGGCATTCGTCAGGCCGGTCACGGCACTGGAGGCGGTCGAAGAGGTTACGTTGTAGATCGTTGACCCGGAGGCCGCGAACAGTTCGTTGCTCGCAACGCCTTGATAGTTTGCAATCGTCTCAACTGGCGTCCCAGACATCGTATCGCAATGGCGCGTGAAGCCACGGCGAAGCTCGACCCAGTCCGGCTGAGGAAACCAGTTGACGAGCTTGACCGCGCGCGTGGGCTTCATCTGCGCAATTGGCGACACCGCATCCCAGCCGTCGACGGGCGCCGGGATAGATGCGCCGCGCGCCACCATCGGACGGGGCGTTTTCCCCGTCCGTTTGGCATTCCAAGATGCGCGCATTAGCCGTTACCAGGCCCCGGCCAGTTGCCGTCCGGAACGTTGCCGTTCGTGATCAGGAACGGACCCGACCTGCGGTTAAGATAGAGGTCGGGAATGCCGCCATTGTTGGCAAACTTGGCGTTCACTGCGTCTAGGTACTCTGTTTGCATTGCTGCATATTCAAAGCCCTTGATTTGCCACATACGCCACTTCACGCCGAGAATGACGAGTTGATCATCCAGCAACGGCACGTCTTCATTGGCCGTCATCTTGTCCGAAAACGTGTCGTCGGCCTTCACGCACCAGTTCTTGGAGATGTACATGAACACCAGCGCGCCAGGCGCTGGCGCCCCACCGGCAAACGGCGGCGGCCAAATCCGCCACGCGGACGGCCGGCGGCCAATCTGCGTCCAGCGGCGCCGCGGCCCTGTCGTAAAGATGCCCGAGCGGATATATTGATACATCTGCGGGCTGTCCGGCCCCATCAGCTGCCAATGGTTAGTCCGGTCCCACCAAGTTTTTCCGATGTAGCGATCGAAGTCCTCCGGCAGGTCGTAGGTGTCCTTGCCGAACACCAGTTGCTCACCGATCCCGCTCGCAGTCGGAAGCATTTCAAGGCGCACGGAGTTCGGCGAGAGCACCTCGGCCACACGTTGAGCCGGCGGCATGCCGTTGCCTGACACGGCGTAGCTTGTGCTAAGCCCTGCAGTCGACGGAATGTTGCTCACGATGGCGTCATTGGCGACGACATCGCCTGTCGTGGTAATCGCCGCCTCGACGTTGATGATGTGCTCCGCCTGAAGATCGGTCCAGTCATAATCGCGATATAGTTGCGTGCAGTCGCGATTGGTCAGTGCCATGAGCTGGATGAGCTGAAGGTCCGTCGTACCCGCAAGGGTCGTCGGAGCGTTCAGCCCAAGCTCATTGGCTGCTGTTTGAATTATTTCAAGGAAAGTCAATGGACCGACCCCAGTTCAGATTACGGAGTGGTCACACCAGGCAGGAAGAACCAGCCGTTCTGGCTGTTACGCACCGCCAGTGCAGCCGACTTCGCAGGCATCGTCCAGGAAGCGGCACCCTGATTGAACCCGCCGCCGGTCGGCGGATACAGGATGATGGCGTTCGCGGTGACGTTGTTCACCAGATAGCCGGTCCCGATTTCCGAATTCGCCGATAGCTTCACGCCGCTGTTCGCCGCACCGCTCCCAATGATGATGAGCGTCGCCGCTCCATTGAGAACGGTCGCATCATTGGCGGTAGTGCCGGCTCCAGCCACACTGCCGATCTGGTAACCCAGACGAATAGCGGCCTGGTCGGGGATGCCGACCTGCATCAAGTCCTTAGCAAGTGCCATGATTTAAGTCTCCTTGGGAGGACGGCCGGGGCCGCGCCGTTGAGGGGTTTCGTCGGTGGTTTCGTTCTTCGCAGTCAACGCAGCCTGGAGTTCGGCAATCTGCTTCTGCATCGCTTCCATCTGGTGCAAATCTGCCCCGGTCTTGGCGGTCGTCAGATAGACCTTGGCGCGTTCGACCAACTGCCGCCCGCCCATCGGCAGCGCCGAAATGGCCGTATCGTTGAGCGCTGCAAGCTGCTGGATGGTGAAGATGTTGAATGATTTGAGCGTCAGGACCATGCCCGGCTCAGACGGGAACAGGAGATCAAGCGGGGTGCCGCTTCCGATCTGGTCCTTGCCGGCCTTGAAATTCTCGTACTGCTTCGGAAAGCGGAGCTTATGGAAGTCGGTCACAAGCTGCTTCACGGACTCCTTTTCGCCCGGCTGGAACACCTCGATCATTTCCACATCGTTGTAGACTGGGACGCCCTTGTCTTTCGACTGGTAGACACTCAGTTCGGGATGGATGAAGAACTTCACCATCAGCTGCGCGTCGTTGCCGAAAATCGCCGTGCCATCCGGCGCGTAACTCTGGGGGGAAAAATCCATTCACCTTCTCCATGGAAAAGGCCCGCCAGCGGGATGCGGGCGGGCCTGAGTTGCTTAAAGCGGGCTTGTAGTCTTCTGGACCCAGCCCGAATCTCCAACCGCAAAGGCGACCGGAGCGGTATATCCGGTGCCGGGAGCGGTGGTGATGTGGAAGTTTGCGTTGACCGTTACGTTCTGACCCGCCGTTACGATCACATCCGCCACGACGAAAACCCACGTGGTGTTGTCGGTGCCGAGCGTGGACTGGCCAAGCGCGAACGGAGCCGGCCCGCGATACGGAAGAGTAGCTTCGGCCGGATACGTCAGCTCGAAATTAACACCCTCCATAGGAAGGGTGCTGTAAGGACCATACGGATTTGCCATGTTGCGTGCTCCTTACGAGTTGAACAGCACGCCCTGAAGGCGGCGGTTGCTGATTGTCATGTTGCCCGCAAAGCCCATGAGCTTGACGCTGGCGTCTTGGTTGACGCTCATGCGCTTCGGCCCGATGGCGTTGAAATTCCGGTCGCGGTGCGGCCGATATTTCACGTAACGGGTGTTGAGGAAGTACATGGTGTTCGTCGGGCAGCCGCCGACCGGGATCGGGTCGGTCGAATAACCCTGGAAGCCACCATCCAGCAGCACGTCGGCTGAGCGGTACTTCAGGGATTCGAAACCAGTCTCGCCGACGCGAACCGCTTCCGTGCGCTGGATCGCCTGCAACGACTGGTTATAGAGTTCCCAGAAGTTGTTGTCGGCCGTGATGAGGTCCACCTTGTCCGTGCCACGAACCAGCTGGTTCGCAACAGTGTCCATGTAGCCTTTCATGTTGGCCGCAGACGCGGCGGCGCCGCCGTCGGCGATCGCAGCGAACTTGATGTTGCGCCAGAACTCCCAGGTCGCCGGATCGATGCCGCCGACTGCGCCAACGCTCGGCGTTTTCGAGACGAGCTGCTGAAGGCCGCCGATGCTCTTGGGCGTGGTGCCGTCAGAGTAGACGCCAGTGGCGATCAGGCTTTCCAACGAACGTTCAGCGTTCGCGACGCGACCGCCGATCAGCTCGATCATCCGCTCTTCGCCGGAGTTCTGGAGTTCTTCCAGGCCGGAGATGGAGACCGCGACTGCAGCCTGTCGGATTTGGAACACCGCAGCGGAGAAGATTTGCTGCGGAGCGATATTCAACGTTTCGTAGCCCGAATACCACATACGGTCTGTTACTTAAGTGACCTGCTGTTAAGCAGGCGGAGCAACCTCTTCGGATCGCTCTCCCCGGTTTCGTTGGGCAGTTATTGCCGGGGTCCAGACTGTCGCATCCTCTCGAAAGAGGTCTTCCCGCTCAGTCGTTCACGCTGCACACCTTGCGGCTGCTTGCGCCCTGTCACCCACTTCTGGGCTTCCAAGTCAATCAGGGAAGATTTATCCACGATTATGTTGATTCTATTCGACTTTCACGCCGCTTGTGGTAGAATTATCGGCGTAATCTAACTTGAGATTTTTATGGCGAAACGCGGAGATACCGTCACTTGCCCAGTTTGCAGCAAGCAGTTTTATCGCTTTCCGTCTGAGACCAAGAAGCGTCAGACATGCTCCCGAACTTGTGCCGCTCGCATGTTCCGAGACAAAGGAACAACCGAACAGTGCGTCGTTTGCGGTAAGGCCTTTTGGCGGTCTCCCAATCTCGCTAAGCGAGGGATGGGAAAATATTGCTCAAAAGCCTGCAACGGCGAAGGCAGCAAGAAGCAAGTCAATCGTTCTTGTCTTCAGTGCGGCGTTGACTTTTCAGTCCCGCTACACAGAACGCTTACAAAGAACGGTGCCAACTTCTGCGGCCACAAGTGCCGGCTCACCTTCCGCCGCAAGCTTCGCAAGCGCAATGAACAAGAGATGTTCACCAACTGGCAGAAGCGAGAGTGGAAAGACGAGAAGTGCATCAGATGTGATGCAGTCGATAAACTCGAACTCGACCACATCACCCCGCGGTTTGCGGGAGGGAAAGCAGAAAAGAACAACGCCCAAACTCTCTGCCGGCCTTGCAACCGAAAGAAATTTTGGACGGACGATTACCCGCTATATATCGCCTTTCTCAAGCAGCGAGCAGAATCGGTTGGTTAGTCGTGCCATTCAAAGCGTACTCCAGCTCTTCCCAGATCGTGGTGCCGCCGTCGATTGGCGAATAGGATCGGGTGTTGCCGCGCTTCTGTAGATAGCTGAGCAACATATTATTTCTGGTTACGTTGTCAGCGGCCTTCTTGCTACGATTCTCGATCGTCGTAGCCACGATGTCGTCAATTGACGGATTGGGGGTGGCCATGATGGCTCCTTGTGAGGGAGCCCGCATCTCTTAGCCGGCGCGAACCTGATGGATGGCTGCGCGCACGTCATCGTAGACATTACCTTCGCTCGGAGCCCTTGCCGGCGGACGAGAGTTCGCCGAGGAGCCCTTGATGCTGACAGCTGCCCTTGATGCCTGCGCGGCCTTCTCGGCCACCTTGGCGGTTTGGGCTTGCTGTGTTTCAGCCTGTTGAGCGGCGATGACCTTCGAACGCACATCCGGGTTGAGCCAGACGGCGCGGTCGTAGGCTTTCTCCAGCAACTCCATCGGAGACATATTCGGATTTGCCAGCCGGACCTCGTTGATAAGGTCGGGGAGGAATTCCTCGACATCGGCATAGTGCAGCTTTGAGGCCGCGAACTGCTGCGTCAGTGTGAGGTTGTTTCCGAACTCGATGGACTGAAGGCGCTGCTCTAGCGCGGTAATCTGCGGGATGACTTGCGGAGCCGCCTCAGTTCGCACCTGCGGTTGAGCCGCGGGCGGATTTGTTGCGAGTTCTGCGAGGTTGATGCCATGCGTCTGGGCCAGCCACATGATCGCCTGTGCAGGCTGCGTCTCCAGGAAACGTTGACCGTCCATCAGGCGTTGAATGCCCTGTTCGGTCGTCATTCCCCGGCGTTGCGATTCCTGCGCGATAGGCGTCAGTGCTTGCTCGTAACGCTTGGTCTGCTCGGAATACTGACGGAAGCCTTTGGACGCCTCGTCTTCCCTCTTGAGGACCGCGTTTTGAATCGCGGGAGGGAGATTTTGCCAAAGGGCCTTGGCATCAGCCGCCCAGCTGACAGGAGCGGCAACGGCAGCGGTTGATGGCTGCACCTCGCTTGGCTTTGTCGTGCTTTCCGGGGGCGGTAATTTCGGGTCGGGAGCGGCGGCCTGTACAGGCGCTGCATCCTTGGAAATGAATTTGCCGTCAGGGCCGCGCACACGTTCCGGTGCGGCTTCGACAGGCTGGTCTGGTTCTGGTGCCTCAGGAGCCTCTTCCGGCTCACCCTTCAGGCTCGTGATTGCTTCCCGAACCGCGTCGTTCACCTCGTCGCGGGCGGAAACTGGATCGACTGGAGCTTCGATTACCTTGTCTTCAACTTCATCGGCCATCAATCACCTTCTATGTTGAATAAGCGAGGGCGGTAGCCCTGCTTCACCATCTGATATGCTTGCGCCACGTCTCCAGCGATGCTCTGCTCACGCACGGGCTGGGGCCGCTCCCGGTCGTTGCCCTTCTCGACAACTCCGGCCTCCCTGGTCCACCTGCGAAACTGAGACTTGCTGTCAGTGCGGCGTCCGTCCGCGTAGGCATGATGCTCAAGGGCTTCGCCCAGGCTGTCAGAGATGACATGGACGCGATCTCGGCGCGGTGGCGCTGAGTGTTTCGGAACGACCCTGCCGTTTCGATAGACGAAGGATTCGCGGGTCATGAGGTTGCTACATGAGGAACAAACTTAGAAAAGTTCTCCTTCACAGGAGGAAGCTCCCGGCGCTTCAGCGGCTTGATCGACACCAGCAACTGATATTTGAGTGCATTGATTGCGGCGTGCATCTTGCCCGCAATCGCAGCGTCATCGTCGGTCGGTGCGACCACAAACGACGCTTCCCCCTGGCAAGCCTGCGCCCCCATCGTAACGGGATGCGCAACGACGACGCCGATCATGGTCCCCGTCGAATCCCAAACCGGGGCCGGGCATTTGATCTGCGTGAACTTGCTGTGAGCCTGCGCGATCGGCTGGATTGTCTTGCGGATGCGCATGACGGATGCGCCCAGTTCGGTTGAGTTCATGCTTTCACCTTCGGGTTCGGTTGCATCGCCTCTTTCGCCTTGGCCTCTCGGACCTTCTCGCCAAGCTCGAACTCGTGTTCGCCGGCCTCGGCATCACGCTCCGCAGCGCGCTCGGCCATCTCATCATCGCGGACGGCAGCGCGTTCGTTGATCTCTGCGTCGCGCTCGGCGGCCTCAGTCTCGATCGCCATCTTCTGCTGATCGACCTGCAGCTCCATCCCCATTCTCTGGCGCTCCATCTCCATGCGCTCGCGTTCGAGCTGGAGCTTTTGCTGGTCAATCTGAAGCTGGGCTTGCGCCTTCATCAGTTCGATTTGCGCCTTCTGCTGCGACAGCGCCAAATCCTGCTCGCCCTTCTGCTTGTCGAGCGCAGCCTTTTGCTGCATGCTCTGTGCATTCAGCTCAGCTTTTTGCTTTTCGCCCTGTGCCTTGACCTCTTCAGGGCTCGGCGGCTTGGGTGCCGGGTTCTTCGCAGCCTGCGATAGCTGCTCGATCGCCTGCTCCCACACGCCCTCGACATCGCGCCCTGCACCAAAGCGCCTGAAGGCAAACAGGACCGACTGACCCAATGCTGGCATGAGTTGCGGAACGGCCTGGGCGATCGGAATGGACTTCTCCAGGAAGCCGCCGACCGCGGTAAACATCTCGACGACGGACTCCTTGGCCGCCTGCTTGTCGACCTCCACCGTGCTGTCGGTCTCGATGTCGATGCGGAACGTCCGCATCTTGTCGTTCTTCAGAAGCGCGCACGCTTCCATGAACCTCTTTTGCGCCAACGCATTAAAATCGGGCGGAGGTGGCTGCAGGCCGGGAGCGGGAGGCATGCCCCCGGCCGCGCCATCCACGGGCGGAGGTGACACGCCCGGTTCAGCTTCAAGCGGAGGCCCGCCGTTGTGGCCCATTTGCGGCTGTTGGGGCGGGGCTGGTGGCGCCTCGGCCTTCAGTTCGTCCGCGATGAGCGGCAGCATGCCCGTCATCTCGGCGAGGATTTCAGGGGAGAACTGCTCGGAGATGATCTCCGCCGCTATGCGGATGGCGTCGCCAGCAAAGCGCGCGACTTCCTTCTTGCGATCCTCCAGACGAAGCGAGGCGAACTGACCCTTGATGCGCTGCTCGGTTGCGGTCTTTGCCGTTCCCTGCGCCTGGCCACGAATGATGTCCGACAGGCCCGTAATCTCGGCCATGTCGGCCTTCACACGGTCGCGCGCCTCGTAGAGGCGGATCAGCGCCTCCACCACGTCCTTGATCGGGACGAAGTCGACCGACGCCTCAAGGCCTCCCTTTTGCGCAAACTCGGAATACTTCGCGACGCCGATCATCCGGTTGTCGGCGCCCTCTGAAAGAATGCGCTTCAGTTCCGGGATCGAGGCATCATAAACGCCATTGACGCGCACGGCGTCGGTTAGCGCCTTGATGCGCGCTGTCAGATCATCGAGCTCGTCAGCCTGGTCCTGATACTCGACGTAATCCGGGACCGGCACGAGGCAGTCATTGGTCGTCGTCGCATACAGCGGCTTTGGGCAGGGCCAGAATGATTCCAGTTGCAGCGGGTCATCCGTGACCTCAAGCGGGGCGTTCTGCCAGTCCGGAGCGATGAAGATGACCTTCTTCTCGGACTTGTCCCAGATTTCCACCACGCAGGCGCGGGGCTGGCGCCTCTTCTTCTCCTTGTCGCTCTCCTTGTCCTTCGACCCGTCACGAAGAGGAACGAGATCGGCGATCGGCCTGCCGGTCTCCTTGTCGATCCCCTTGAAGCGCGCCCGCATCTCCTTGCGGGTCAGCATCTCCTCTTTCGCGACCCACCACACTTCTTCCCAAACAGGCGATGGCGAGTGCTTAAACTTGTCCCAGGCAACGTAGTCGGTGCAGACTTTCTCGTATGTGACCGGCCGCGGGGCCAAGCCTGCGTCCTGCGTCGCGTTAGTGGATTCGTTAGCCTGCGGCTGCGAACCTAGATCCTCGGGCGCGCCATACGTCGGCTCATAGCGCTCCCAAAGCGTGCCGCGCCCGCACAGAAGATAATCGAGCACCGACTTCTGCATCGACGGGTGCAGATATCCGACCTCGATTTGCACCTCCAGCGCCCGCTCCAGCGTCATGCTGGAGATGCGGGCCAGCGGGTCTTTGTCGAGGTAGCGCCGCTCAGCAACAGGCTGCGGGGCTTTCAGATAGATCGCGGGCTGCAGCGTCTGGATGTTCGACCAGAGCGCATTGAACCGGGCGCCAGACGGTTGCGGCGTGCCGTTAGAATCGGCCTGGCGCTCGTCCCTGTATCGGCGAATGATCTTCCGACAGCGATCGAGCCATGGCTTGAACTCGTCGTCATAGGCCGCAATCTGGTCAGTCCAGTATTTGACGAGCGCAGCGTCTTGCGTCCCCGGTTTTTCGTCCTGGGCCGAGATGTTGGGGTCATCGGCCATCAGCTGAAGTTCCAACCGGTATTGCCGCCGCCATCAATAGAGTTGCCCGCGTTGAACGTCGCGCCACCCAACGCGGTGCTATTGATGATCGTGCAGAAACTACAGGTATTGGTGCCGGCGGCATCCGAGAACGTGAATGGCGACGCCGTCGAGCTTTGCACGGTCAGGCGCGAACTCGTCGACGACCCTGCCAGCGACAAGCTGCCGACAGTAACGGTCAGCCCGGTCTGAAACGTGTAGCTACGCGCGAGCGTTGATGGATCAACCGTGAAAGCTCCCGTGAACGTCGCGCCCCCATTCATCTGCACTTCGGCGCTGTTGAACAGGCCGTCATGGTACCAATCCAGCCAGCCGCCGAACGACAGGCCCGCCAAATTGACAATGCGCACCGAACTCGACCCGCTGAATGTCTCCAGGCGCGCCGTGTTGGCAGTGACCGTGATCCCGGTGTTCGTAAAGCTGAATATCGCCTGGCCCGTGCCGGAATTCGACGAGGACAGCAGGCGGCTAGCCCCCAGCGTCAGCACGCGCGTTGCAGTGCCGGCTGAAGCAAAATGCGTGGCCTGCATGTTGAAGTTGTTCGTCACGAGCGTCCCGGCGTTGAGCGTGAACACGCCCTCCGTCAGGAAGTGTGAGCCCAGCGACACAGTGCCTCCAGGCGACTGGATCGTGACCGAGCCGAGGAAGCCGCCGGTCAGAACTGTCTGCCCGCCTACGGCAGAGATAGCCGGAAGATGAAGATTCAGGTTCATCGTCCCGGTCTGCACGGCAATCGTTCCGATGA